AATGAACATTGGACCTCTATTGGCCTTATAGGCAATTACGGCAAACGCGCCTTCTGGCGCCGGCTGGGGATGACGCTTAAAATCCGTGACCGCGTATACGAGGTGTCTGGCACCGACGCGGTAAAAATTGCCATTATGGGCGCTGAACTGCGCGCCAGCCCGACCAATGCCTAGCCCGCCTAACATCACCAACATCCCGGCGCCGCGCGTCCCGTTTATCGACGACCGCACCGGGTTGTTGTCGCGGGAGTGGTATAGGTTTTTCTATAACCTGTTCAATCTGACCGGCGGCGGCGGCAACTGGGCCTCGCTGCAAGACCTTCAGGTTGGCCCGCCGGGCGCCGACGAGGCGGCGCTTCAGGCGGCGCTCCAAGCCTACATGGACGTAACGCCTCCTGTACAAGCAGTTCCCCCCACGTTTGACGCAACGGCGCAACTTGCGCCGCCCCCGCCGCAAGCAGTCCCCGCCCCGTTTGACACGCTGGACCCGCCAGCGTTTCAAGACGTGCCAGGCCGGTTTATACTTCCCTCCGGCGTAACCCCCGGCGCGTCGCCGTACACGTACCAGAACACGTCCGGGCGCCCTGGCGACATGATTGTTTCAGGTGGCGCGGTGTCGGCCATAGCTTTTTCACGCGACAACGCAACTTTTTATAGTGTAGGGGTTGTTTCCGGCGTATTTTCTTTATCGGCGTATGACTTTTTGCGGGTGACGTACACCGTAGCCCCTACAATGACCTTTATCCCCAGGTAGATGCAAGTGACGCGTACCCTCTTGCAACAAAGGATGTTCGACAATGGCCGTAACCGTAACCGTCCTGATCCCGGCGAAGACCGCCGAAGCCGCGCAGACGACGCAGTACACCTCGACCGGCGTGACAACCATCATCGACAAGTTCACGGCGACCAATTACAGCGCCGCAGCCGCGACGATTAGCGTCAATCTGGTCACAGTTGGCGGGTCTGCCGGCAACGACAACCTGATTGTCAAGACCAAGACGTTGCAGGCCGGCGAGACATACACCTTCCCTGAGATTGTGGGCCAGGTGCTATCCCCTAGCGGGTTTATCTCCACGATTGCCGGCACCGCGTCGGCGATCAACATTCGCGCCAGCGGGCGCCAGGTGACGCAGTGACCTCAGACGTAATCACGGCGCAGGTTGAGCCTTGGAGCGAGTTTCTTGTTGACGCGGTAGAACTCTTCCCCGCGCACTGGCAAGAACTGGCGCTGAACAAAGACAAGGTGCCGCTGTCCATGCGGTACGACGTGTACGCGGCCAGCGAGGCCGCCGGCGAACTCCTTGTCGTGACGCTGCGGCAAGACGCGCGGCTGGTCGGGTATTTCGTCGGGTTTGTCCTTCCCGGCCTGCATTACAGCACCTGCCTGACCCTTCAGATGGACATCTTCTGGACCCACCCTGACATCCGCGGGCGCATGGAAGGCGTAAAGCTTTTTCGGACGGTAGAAGCTGAGGCCAAGCGCCGAGGCGTCCAGCGCATGTTTTTTGGGTCTAAATTGCATAAAGACGCTTCCCGGCTGTTTGAGTATTTGAAAATGCAGCCTGTTGAAGTGTATTACACCAAGTGGATTGGAGACTGACGCCATGGTCGCATCAGCAGCTATTATAGGCGGCGCCGCCTTAATTGGCACAGCCGGCAGCATGTACGCGGCGGACAAAGCGGCAGGCGCGCAGAAAAGAGCCGCGCGCGACGCCGCGGCCGCGCAAGAACAGGCGTATGCCCGGCAAGAGGAATTACAGGAGCCGTTTCGTCAAGCCGGGATGGCCGCGCAAAACAGGTACATGACGCTGTTGGGGCTGCAACTGCCCGAGGGCGCCGAAAATGTGCCGGGACTAAAAATAGATACTTCGTCGCCTGATTACGGCAAATACGCCCGCGACTTCAGCATGGCCGACTATACTGCGGACCCCGGCTATGGGTTTCGCATGAGCGAGGGCATGAAGGCGCTGGAGCGGTCAGCCGCAGCGCGCGGCGGTTTGCTGTCTGGCGCCACGTTGAAAGGCGTTCAACGGTTTGGGCAGGACTTGGCTTCGCAAGAGTACCAGAACGCGTTCAACCGTTATCAGGTAAACCGCGCCAATCAACTTAATCCTCTGCAAAGCCTATACGGTGGCGGCCAGACCAGCGCCAATGTGTTATCCAATGCGGCGGGACAGACGGGGCAGGGTTTGGCGGGTTCTGCAATGGCTGGCGGCCAAGCCACTGCGTCAGGCTACATAAACATGGCCAGCGCATTAAACCAAGGTCTTAGCACGGGCGCCAATCTGTACATGCAGGGGCAGTATCTCGGCGGGGTAAATGAACTAAACAGGGCTAGAGCTGCGTATTATGGCCGCCAAGTGTAAGGAGATAGCACATGTCTGGTTCCTTCCCTCCTTTACCTGAACTTCGGCCTTTTCAGGCACCTAATCTTATAGCGATGTCCAACGCCATGCAGACGCAATCGCTAAACGCGATGCGCGAACAGCAGTTGATGGGCGCTGAGCGAGAGCGAGGTAATATCCGCCGGCTAATGTCTTCGCCAGATTTTGATATATCATCTCCCGACGCGCCTAACCGTTTGCTGGCGGTCGCGCCTACGACAGGCGCGGCGATGTTCCAAGCCCTGCAAGCAGGGCAGCGCGAGCGGCGGCAAGCGCAAGTAGCCGATCTTGAACGTGGGGCTAAATATACTGCGCAATATATGGATATGCTGAGTAGCGCGACACCTGAAAACTACGCCGCCATCCGCGCGGCGGCCGTGCGCGATGTACCAAATTGGGCGCCTGCGTGGCCAGAACAATACAGCCCTGACGCCGTGCGACGGCTTCAATCAAGGGCTGCGGACTCTTTGAAGCAATACCAACTTAGCATTACGGCGTCGCCGGCGGGCGGTTTTGTCGCCAGCCCGCAAGCGCTGCCTTACGGCGCCGCGCCAATGCAAGGTCCGCAGTATATTTCCCCTGAAAACATCCTCGCTGTGCCCGCCCCCGGCGCCCCGCCAGCCGCACCGGCCGCCGCGCCCCGCGCTGAAGGGCCTCCAATGTCGCCGGGCCAAACAGCCGCGGCGGATTTCTTGCGCCGCCGCGAAGGGTTCCGCGAATCGCCCTACTACGACGTAAACGCCTTCCGCGCCGGCTACGGCAGCGACACCGTGACGCTGGCCGATGGTAGGGTCGTGCCGGTGCGCCAAGGTATGACGGTTAGCCGTGAAGATGCCGAGCGCGATTTGACCCGGCGCATCCCTGAGTTTGAACGGCGGGTTGTTTCGGCTGTTGGGCAAGACCAGTACGCAGCGCTGCCACCCAACGCTCAAGCCGCGCTGATTTCCATCGCGTACAACTACGGCACCCTGCCCGGCAGCATCCGCGCTGCCGCCCGGTCGGGCGATCCCGCCGCGCTGGCGCAGGCTGTGGCAGGATTGGCCGGCGATAACCAAGGCGTCAACGCTGGCCGGCGCCGCGAAGAAGCCGCGATGATTGCCGGCGGCACCGCGCCAAATGCTATGGCCGCGCCAGGCGCTGCTATACCCGCCAACGCCATGCTGGCGCCGCCTGACGCCACGGCGGCGCAACGGCCCCTAGGTATTCCCGAGTTTCCGGGGCTTCCAAGGGCGGCCAACTTAAGCGACGCGGACTTGATCAGACGCATACGGGATATTCAAAGCAAAGAAGCTGAAGCCCGTATGCAAGAAGATTTGCGGCGCGAAACAGAAGCGGCGCGGATTCAAGAAGAAGCGCGGAAGGCGGGCGCGACATCGCGAGCGCAAGCCGAAGTGCGGGGTTCTTTACCACCGCCGCCTGCTGGATACCGTTACAACAGTGATTTTACAGCTATAGAGCCGATTACCGGCTCTCCCCAGGCCCGCTCGGAAACAGAACGTCGGTCGAGCCAAGTAGCGGCGGCTAACGTCGTGACGCGCGACATCGACCGCGTATTAGAAAGGTTGGACACGGCTGTTCTTCCCGTGACAGGTTTTGGCGCCACTACCATGGCCGCGCTAGTGGGCGGCTCCCCGGCTGCTGACGTTAAAAGGCTGCGGGATTCTTTGGAAGCCAACATCGCATTTAACAAGCTAAACGAGTTGCGTCAGCAAAGCCCCACCGGCGGCGCGTTGGGCAACGTGACCGATAAAGACATGGAGTTGTTAAAAGCGGTGGTGGGCAGCCTAAGCCAAGACCAATCGCCGCGGCAGTTCCGCGAAAACTTGATAAACGTCCGCAATGAATTTATGCGCGTCATTCACGGGGATAATTGGCGGGAAGTAGCCCCGCCACCGCGTGAACCGCCGCCGCCAGAACGGTTACCTAGTCAACGCGGCGCCCCGCGCCCGGCTAACCGACCTACGCTTGAACAATTCCTTGAGCGCGCCCGCCCGGCAAACCCTAATGCGTCTATTGAAGACCTTACGTCGTATTACAACCGCACATACGGGGGTCGCTAATGGTAGATATTGTTGACCCGTTTAAGGCGCCAGCGATTGTCGATCCTTTTGCGGCGCCTGACACGTCCCTCGCGCAAAACGTCGGCGTTGTAACGCGCGGCGCGGCCCCACCGGCCGTTGCCGCTGCCGGCGGTGCGCTACTAGGCTCGCGGTTTGGCGCGCCTGGCGCCCGCGCAGGCGCGGCTTTGGGTCCGATATTGTTAGGCGCGGCGGACATAGGTGCAACAGGCTACAACATCGCCGCGCCGCATCTTGGCCTGCCAAACGTGGGGATACCATCCCAAGTTATTCAAGACGTAATGGAACGCGCCGGGTTTGGGCGCCAACCTGAAACCTACGGCCAACAGTTGTTGTCTGATGTTGCTACCGGCGGCACGGCCGCAGGGGCGCAGGCGGCAGGGTTTAACGTGCTGGCGCGGCGGTTGGGCACACCAATGGCGCAAAACTTAATGCCGCAGGCCCGCGTTCAATCGCAACAGCCGCCTAGCGTCATGGCTAAACTTGCAGAACAGCCCGCCGCGCAGGTCGGCGCCGGCGCTGGCGGCGCTGCGGGGCCGACGTTGGCGCGCGGCATGACGGAGGACGAAAACCCTTACCAAGACCTCGCTGCCAGTTTGGCTGGGGCCGTTTTTGGCGGCATAGCCGCAAGCAAGGCGGCTACCGGGGCGCGCGGCGTAGTGGACACGGCTCGCCGGCGGAACACGCCAACGACGGCGGAATTGAAAACGCAAGCTAACCGTCTATACGCAGCCGCTGACAACGCAGGCGCGCAATACACGCCTGCTTCAGCGACAAGTTTTGCCGACGATTTGCGGAATTTTGTGGAAAGCCAAGGGTACACAGTGGGCACCAACACGCCTACTGATGTAAACAAAACGATAGGCATTTTAAGCAATTCTTCGCAGCCGGTGTCGTTTACTCAATTACACCAACTACGAAAAGATTTGGCGGCTACTCGTCGCAGCCTCGCCGGTTCTTCCGATCCCAGCGCGGACGCCCAAGCCCGCCTTGTCGGAGCCGTTATTCGTCGGCTAGATGATTTTACCTTGAACCCCCCGCAAGGCGCGCTTGCAGCAGGCGACGTTGCCGCTACACGTAAAGCGGTAACCGACGCTCGCGCCGCATGGGCACGCGCAAGCAAAAGCGAAGACATTGAAGATGCGGTGTACCGCGCATCTTTGTCCGCGCAAGGCAAAAACGGGCGTATGGATGAAGCACTTAGCGAAGAATTTGCAAACTTGGCCAAACGCATTCACGAGGGTAAGGCGTCCAACTTCAGCCCTGACGAAATTGCCAACATTGAGCGGATCGGCCGCGGCGAAAACAGGGGCGCCGTTGTAAAAGCCCTGAGCGCAATGAGTCCAGGGTTTACGGCGCAAGGCGCTACAGGGTTCATCGCGCCTGCTGCTGCTGGTGGGGCTACGATGTACAGCGGCGCCCATCCTGAAGTGTTGGCGGCGGCTATGGCCTTAGCGGCTGGCGCCCGCGGCGCCCGCGTCGGCCGAAACGTGATGGCTGAACAGGCGGCGGCTAACTTGGCCGCAGGTGTGCGCCGCGGCGACGTTCAGGCGCCAATCGCCGCGCGGCCGGTGCCTATGCTTTCGCCGACGTTGCAACAAATGCTTTATCAACCTGAATATGAACCCCCTAACGCTTTTGTTCGCTAGAGGCCGCCCATGACGCAAGACTTGTACAACATCATCGTGGGCATAGCCGGCGCCGCGATTGGTTGGATGATGAAAGTGGTGTGGGAGAGCGTCAGGGCGCTGCAAACCGACATGAAGGCCATTGAGCGCGAATTGCACACCGTGTACGTGCCGCGGTCTGAAATGAAGGCCGACATCCAAGAAATCAAAGAGATGTGCCGGGCCATCTTTGAGCGGCTTGAGCGTAAGGCCGACAAGTAATGGAACTGCCCAAGCTGACGCCTGTTGTGCAGTTTGCGACGGCCAGCTTCGCGCTGGCTGTTGGCGGCTACTCTGCGGGTGAAAAGTTTGGCTGGTTCAAGAACGAGATTATCGCGTGGGCGCCGGAGCATTTCAGGATCGTTGACACCAAGATTGGCCAGCCCGTTACGGTAACAGTGGCGCGGGTCAAGAAGCGCGATGACTGTTCAGTCGAAGGGTTCGAGGTGACCGTGCGCGATGGCGCTGGCGTCATCCACCAGGCCACGCCGAGCATGACGCGGTTCACCGGTCCCGCTGGCCCTGAGATCGACACCTTCACCTACCTGCTGGACATTGCCGACAAGGAAACCATCGCCCAAGGACGGGCGACGCTGTTGGCTACCATTAAGTACAAGTGTCCTGAAGGTGAGCGGACTGTCACCTACCCCCGGCACCAAAACCTGACATTCATGTTGGAGCGATAGGATGGACCAGCTTCTGAACCTTGTCCGCACGGTCGCGCCGTCCATCGCCAGCGCCGTCGGCGGCCCTCTAGCGGGCATGGCCACACGCGCCATTTCTGAGGCTCTGCTGGGCAAGCCAGACGGCACCGAGGCCGAACTGACTGAGGCCGCGGCCAAGGCCACACCGGAACAGCTTCTGGCGCTGAAGACCGCCGAGCAGGACTTCGCGGTCAAGATGCGCGAGTTGGACATCGACCTAGAACGAATCGCCAACGCCGACCGTGACAGCGCCCGCAACCGCGAGGTAGCGGCGAAGGATTGGACCCCACGCATTTTGGCCGGGTTGATCACGGCGGGGTACTTCGGCGCCCTGTTCTACATGCTGCAAAACGGCCTGCCGCAGCACGGCGGGTCTGAGGCCTTGTTGATCATGCTGGGCACCCTTGGCACGGCTTGGGGCGGCGTTGTAGCGTACTACTTTGGCAGCAGCGCCGGCAGTAAAGAGAAGACCGACGCGATGAATAGGATGGCTCGCAGGTGATCACTTCCAAGTTAATGCAGGGTTTGGGTTGGGCCGATCCGGTCGAATGGGCCGCGGTGTTGGACGACGCCTGCAACCGCCACGGCATCATCAC